GACGACACGATGAAACTGGGTCGTACATTCGGTGGACCTCTCACTCAAAGCTTTACGATCGATCCAGCGACTACGACGAATCTTCAAATTTTTGGAGAATTATACACACAAAATAATGTGGGTATAGCCAACACGTCACCAAATTACAGTCTTTCTGTAGGTTCAAATGTATATATAAATGATACTGCGACATCATCTGCGAATGTTTTACATGCCAATGGGTACGGATACTTCAAGGGTATGCGAATAGGAGATGATGGACTCACCGTGGGTAGTCTTATTACATTAGATGCGGATGCAGCAATACCGATGGTGGTGACCTCCACTATCCAAGCCCATAGTATTCAAACAACTGGTAACGCGCCAACGGGTATAGCCAATACAAATCCAACTGATACATTCTCAGTTGGTGATGAATTTTTCGTAAATACAGCTTCCACTGCCGCGAATACATTAACAATCCTGGGTAATACAGTTACAAATCGCCTCATCACACAGTCTATTCGTGTACAGGATTTCATCGAGGTTGAAGGTGATTCGGGAATTACATCTACTGCGAACGTACTCATTCACGCTGATACTGATGATGGTGACACATTATCAAATGCTGTAGTGATTAAAGCCGGTCCACTCACGGCAAACATAAGTGCGATTGAGATATACGGCGCTAAAACTTCAGCCAGTAGTCAGAATATCAGATTCTTTACCAAAAATACTGAGAGAGTACGGTTCGCGTCCAATGGTAATGTGGGTATCGCCAACACGTCACCCACAGATAAACTCACCGTCGGTGGCACAGTCCGTGTCATAGGAAGCAATGCGTTTACTATGGGAACTGAGACGAATTACATGAAAGCATTTTCTGATGTGATTGGAACACAGACAAAGATTGAAAGTCGTGTAGGAACTGGTAAAGGTCTCAACTTTTATGCGAGTACCACGGATACTATGGGGGTACCAAAGATGACCATTCTCGAAACGAGTAATGTGGGTATAGGAGTGACGAATCCACAGGGTCGTCTTCATGTTTCGGGTGGAAGTGCGTTCATGAATACACCCATTTCAGATGGGTATAATCACTTGACCACACCCCTCGTCGTGACGAATACGACTGGAATCACGAGTATCACAGATGCCAGACCCGTACTTGATTTATCGCGAAATGCCACGGGAAGTAAGGCGGTGCGTGCGACATTCAAATTGGGTAAGTATCAGTTTTCTGGAACCACGTCAAAATCTAAACTCGACATCTACCTCTCGGATGCGAATTACGCAGATGAAGTGGATGTCATGACACTTCAGGCTGACGGTAGAGTTGGTATAGGCTCGACACAACCATCTGCATTCCTTGAAGTCATCGCAGATGGGACAGGTAACCCAAGGACAAACGGGATAATGGTACATAACATACACGGAACTGGTTACGGTGACGCGATCATGACATCTCGAACTGATAATGAAATTGGTAACGCATTCGCATCTCATATCCAAACAAATAATGGGAACTTCGATAGTCGCCGCGGTTGGTCGACTGGTGTCACAGGGTCGACCGGTGACTATAGGATAACTTCGAACGTTGATGCTGTTTCGGATGTCGCGTCGACTGCGATATACATAAACGGTCTGACACGCGACGTTGGTATAGGCACCGATGCACCCCGAGCTAAATTAGAAGTTAACGGTAATGTTGTCATAGGAAACCAACTCACATTTGGTGGTGTATCTTCCGATGAATTTGGTAATACGTTCATCACAGAGCGACTATATGATAACCTTGGTAAATCCGAACTTGTTATATTCAAGGGTAACGATCGAACGGGTACCGCCGCCCCCGATAGGATTCGTTCAATAGCGGCCGAGCATCTTTTCCAGACGTACAACACAACTTTACCCTCGTTGAGTACTAATCAAATTCAATCGGCATTATTAGGTGATGGTTCGGTGGTATCACGTGCAATGACAATAACTCCTTCGGGTGTAGTTGTCATAGGAGCTTTACCTTTAGATGACCAAGGTGAATTAGACGTAAGTAGTGCTACTCGATTCTATGTCGGTGGTGGTCTCGAGTTCGCACAGGATCAGTCAATGAAGTTTGGTGCTTTAGATATATTTACAGCTGCGGTTGGTCCAGTAAATTTAATAGAATCTATTGGAAATGCACCTTTAGTTTTCCGACAAAAGGTGTCTGGTACCAGTACCGAATATGCACGATTTACAAATGAAGGTCTCGTGGGTTTCGGTACAAATTCACCAGAATCAAATGTTCATATATACTCCGATGCGACCGGAGACATAGATGTCCTCAAACTCCAAAACCCTGGTACAAATAACAAGGTCGGTCTCACTCTTAACACAAATGATAATTACGGTGGATACGTGAGGGGGTTTAGTGACTCCACCCATTCTGTGCATGGTACGGTGATAGGTGCTGTGAACAATGGTACCGAAGGGGATGGTATACACATAATACATACTTCGAATGTGGGTGTTGGTACCGTAAACCCCAGTGAGCATTTCACTGTGTATAACGGTACGACTCGTTTAGAACATGCGACGAGTAATGCTATTCTCGAGTTCAAGACGACTGGTGGAGTGTCCAATATCTATGGTGACCACACGGGTAATGTATTTATCGATCCAGTTAGGAGTTTCATCGTGAATAGCGATACTGAAATTGTTGGTGACCTTCAAATCGATGGTAAAATTGATTTGGGTAACCAAGTCGCTGTAGACCTCGGTGGCCAGGATGCCACAGCTGCACTCGAAGTAGGTGGAAGTTTCATTTCCAACTCGAATGAGGTCGCATGTAAACGATACTCAAAAACCTTTACACGTACGAACCAAGAAAGTCAGGATGTACAGCTACGATTCAATAATAATTCCTTTTATGCTAAGATTGTTGCCATCTTGAGATCTGATTTTAATGTGAATGATATGAGTACTTTAGTCATAGAAGTTCAAGGTGGTACACGTGACGGGGCGACTCCATCCGAAAATATAACGATGGGTAATAAAAGTCTTTTCGGCGGTGGTAACTTACACCCATGGAATCCCACGGTTACGACAGGTAAAAACGGTATTCTTTTCGCCCCAGAAGTGACATCGGGACGTACGTATTATTACGACCTTTTTGTTGAAATTATAACATCTCAAGGTGCTAAATTGACAGAAGTTCGAACAAATAATCCAGGTATTGATAATTTCTCGGGAACACAATTGGTAACGTTTACTCATTAAATTTACTACGAGGGAGTACCCGCGGTAGATTCAACATTTATGCCCTGATGGAATCAGAGATGGCTAGTGCGACTACGCCAACAATGAAAGCCATGATGACGTAATTCATTTCAGTTTCTTCACGACCGACCTGAGACTTTACAGGTTCGGCCTTGGCCTCGGCGACAACTTCTTGCTGTCGAACGGGAGGCTCGAGCTCCTCAAGCGGACAATACGCTATCATTTATATATATTTAGAGATTAATTTCGGTCTTCTTCTTTCGACGAGTTCTTTTGGGTTTGGCTCCACCAACATTAACTTCTTTGACTTCACCACCTGTAGAATCTCCTGATACGGAAATAATATCAGAGAGATCATCCTCCTCTTCCATGATGGGATCAACCGAATTTGATTGTCCCATGGTGGTGTTCATAGGTGGTGGTGGGGGCATCATGATATTACCCATTAAATTCGAAATGTCCATACCCGGTCCTTGCATTTCGTATTGTCCCGTACCTCCTACAGGTGCGTCCACAGAGGGACCTCCCGGTGCGCGTGTGGTATTCTGTACAGCGCTCATCATATTCTTAACAAGGTCTGGGTTCTGCTTAATGACATCATTCATGTTGGGCATAACCGATTTGAACATAGAATTGGTAAGATGGAACATCATTGCAGAGCCACCGAGCATCATGATAAGCTTGACCTCTGGTGCAACGTTAACCTTCGAGCGGTACTTCACATACAGTTCTTCAAAGACTCCGTCATAGTCGTCAACATTCTCCATCACAGACTCAGACCAACCCTCGAGTTGAACCTCAAAGGGGTTGTATCTCTTATTAAGAAACTCAAGCCCTGTTACACATGCGATGAGCATACGCCTCGAAAACCGAACAGATTGTTCTACGTCTATGCTATACGTGATACGCTTAACCTCTGATCTGAGTTCATCAACCCCTGAGTATGCATTCAGTCGTTTGTTCACAGCGAACCCCTTCTTTTCTAACCTTCCGAGTTTATTAACAAGATCCGCCTTTTCCTCATCAATTGATGTATACCCCTTGGAAGGTTGTTCCGCCTGTTCACCCGGCCCTGGCCCCATGGGTTCATCATCGAACATCATCGGTTCATCTTCCCCGTAATCAATCTCTTCATCTTCCCTATTCTGAACTGGAACACTCTGTTTGTTGGGATTTACAAAAGCATCCATCGCTTCTTGGTGTTGGGCAGTTCCAGGTCTTTGCATTGGTCGTGTGGTGGGTCTGGGTACCGGCTTCGGTCGAGGAGCGGAAATTTGAATCTCATCCATGAGTGCCTGCTCATCAGCATCTAATTTCATCACATTCGTTTGACCCCTGTCGAGTACGATTTCTTCGTCCATCTACTCTCTATGTAGAAACTAAGAAAATGTCTTTAACGCACTTCAAAAATTATATATGTCTATTATAAATGTTCAAACTCAATCTCAACCGCGCCGATCGCAACGCTCTCGTGGCGATGACCGTGTTGATAATTCTCATCACCATTCTTGGTTTCATGAATGTACGAAGCTCTAAGTACCAACCCAGGCCAATTACTATTACACCCGTCAGTGAGGAGTCTCTTTTTGACCTCAAGTCTGATGTTGAGTGTGTTGCTGGTGGGGGCAAAAAGGATAGCCCTTACTCGGTTGGTCTCACCCCAGGTGGTCTCTGTGGTGCACAGGAATTAGTCGGTGCCCACGCTGGTTACGAGATCGCTGACGGAATCGGTGGATCTTTAATCTAAGCTAATAATAAATGGCCCTGATTACATCGCCAACGGAAATGATTCCAGATCTTAATTATGAATATCACACCATCACTATTGATAGTGTGGGTCAGGATAATGCAAATACTTTTACTTGTCATCTTCAACAGCCATTGAAGAATGTGGTTCAGGCCAGGCTTGTCGGTGCGCGTATCAATACGACTACGGCGACCGAACATTGTTACATATCTATAAATGAACTTGACTCCATTTTCTCTGACAGGGCCTCCAATGTTCTCACAGGTCAATCATCCTTGAGCATTCTTCGTAACTCCTTCGCTAGTCTCGTCACTGCCGATGATACAGGTATAATAAGTTTTAAAGATGACTACCCCGTTGCAACACAATACGTAAACCCAATTCGTTCGATCGATAGATTTACTGTAAATATACGGGATCAGGACGCAAATCTTGTGACTCCCCCAAATCCCGCTGAGAATAACTTTTTAGTTCTTCGTTTCGTTTGTAGAAAACCCAACCTGTAATTTTTCTCCCCTTAAATTAGTATTACCATGTCTGCCGGTGTTGTTCAATTGATTGCCATAGGAGCCCAGGATAAATTTATCGTGGGTGATCCTCAAATATCTTTCTTCAGTTCAACATTCAAACGCCATGCTAATTTTTCACAATCCGTTGAAAAACAAACAATCCACGGAGCGGTGAAAAACAATTCTATGTCCAGTGTTCAGTTCGAGAGATCGGGTGATCTTCTCAATTACGTGTATTTTACGATGGATAACAATACAGAGGCTCTCGACACCCAAAGATGGGATAACATTATCGAGAAGGTTGAACTTTTGATTGGTGGTTCTGTTATAGACACTCAAGATGCTGTGTTCACCGAGAATATTGCCGTCGATACGTTCGCTCAAAACGTTTCTAAAAGTGCACAAGGTACCCACCCAGGTATTTCTGCTCGTTCGTTTTTTTATCCCCTACGTTTCTTTTTTTGTGAGTCACCACAGTCTTCGTTGCCGCTCGTAGCCTTAAACTATCATAACGTGGAGCTTCGCATCTATTGGGGTTCTGCCGCTACTAATAAAAATATTGAAGCTTTCGCAAATTATATTTATTTAGATAACGAAGAACGTAGTCAGGTCGTTTCACGTAAACATGATATGCTGATAACACAGGTTCAAAAGAATGTCGCTTCCGGAACGACCGTTCAAGAACTTACGTTTAATCACCCAGTGAAGTACCTAGCCTCGTCCAATACAACAACCGATAGCGCACTCACTTCGGCGACAAACAGAGTGAAATTAAATATAAATGGTGTCGATTTAAGCAATTATAGATGGGGTAAACCTCATTTCATTGATGTGATGCATTATTATCACACAAACTTTGTGGCATCCCCAGATTTCTTCTTGTATCCATTTTGTTTATCTACAAGTTCACACCAGCCGACTGGTACACTGAATTTCAGTCGTATCACTTCAGCAAAGATTATGAGCGAATCTGTGGATATCCTCGACCCTATATACGCAATAAACTATAATATATTACGGGTTGAAAATGGAATGGCAGCATTGCTTTATGCAAATTAAAAATGCCATTGTATATTAAATGGTCAAGAACTTGCCTACGGTGGAGCGGTCCACCAAGATCAGGTTCGGTAAAAATTGTAACAATGACCAGGCAGAAAACACAGTCGTGTTCAATGCGAGTAACGTTGAAATCGATGCTGCATTTGAAAATTCTATCTATATGACACCCCTGCGTTTAAGAACAGATCTTTCAGATAGAAATATAACTGTATTGGCATATAATCGAGTGACCAAGGAAATTATGGACTCCGATGCCATCGCAGAGGATATTCTTAATTTCACTCTCGAGGCAGCTGTACAGAACGGAAATGTGACGGCAAATACAGTTTCATTTAATAATACCGCGACAGGTTTTACAACCCTTTCAAATGTGGGTATTGCAAACGCTGCACCGGTGGATACTTTTTCCGTGGGTTCAAAAGTTTTCGT